TTCAGATATTGGAAATAATGTATTAAAATTATTGTTAGATGGGTTTTGATCTTCTTTATATAGTTCTATACCTCTTTTAAAATTTTTATCATAGTAATTAAAAACAGTTTTAAAGTTTTTTTTCTCTGCAATATTTATTTGTCTTTCAAAAAGTCTTGCAATTTTTCTTTCGCTTTGTTTTGTTAAAATAGATTTTTGTTTTAGTAACGAATTACATACTGCATATCGTTGTTCAGAATCTGGATATTCTATCATAGAAGTTTCATCTGCCATACATCTAGAAAGAAATTGATTTCTTGATTCTGTTGGTTTTGGTTTAGGAAGAGGCATTTTCTTGTTTATCTAATATTCTTTTGCACCATTTGTACATAGGATCATCTTCTACCTTAGATACTTTATTGTCACCTCCCCAAAGTGAAAAAGATATATCACCACAAATTGGTTTATCTTTTTCATCTATATATTTACCTGTCACATATTCATAAGCTCTTGATAAATAAGAAAATGTTTTTTTAACTACATCTAAACTTAGTCCACGTCTTTCAATAAGATCAGTAGCTCTATTTTTACCAACTAAAGTTGCGCAAGGATTATTAAATGATTTATTTATTTCTTTAGCTTTTTTTGCATTTGAGCTAACAGATTTAGGATAATCGTCAAATAATTCTTGCTTATATTCTTCTTCTTCATCTTCTTTGTCTTTATCTTTTGACAAAGCTTCTTCTAATTCATCCATATTTCTACATGGCATATACACAAGACCGTCTTCAGTTTCGTGAGTGTGTGTTGTAGAGCATCCAATCGCTTCTGCTCTTTCTTGTGCATCAACTCTATTATTATAAACTTCATCATCAATAGCTTTAAATGATTTTTTAGTTGACATTGGATGACCTTCTGGTAATAAGTCTTGATCATGTTTACCTCTTCTAAATCTACCATTTCTTAAAACATAAAGAAATGAATTAACCCTGGCCATTGCCCATTGTTGTTCACTAGTAACAGTAGGTCTTACTGATTGTGGGTTAGTTCTATAAGCACCTATACCTCTTTTATATACAGCAAATAATGTTCTTACATTTGTTTTTTTTGATTTAACATCACCAACTTTTTCATTGTGTTCTTCTACTTTTTTTTCTAAAGACTTTCTTAACCTCGCGTTCATTTCTTGCTTTTCATCTTGTTCTTCATCTCGCATATCATCTATTACGTCTTCTTCTACAATATCATTATCTTCTTCTTCTATATTTCTTTCTGGTAGTTCTGGAAATGTTGCACTTTCAGATACACCGACGTCTAAGTCTGTAATAGGCATGAATTGTGCAGGTACTAAATATTCATTCATAATATCATTATCTTCATCAACACCATACCCTGCTGCTTCTCTTTTCTCATTAGAAGTTAACCAATAACTTTTAGATAGATTATCAACTAATTGCTTTTGTTCTGGCATTAATTCTGGAATAGCACTATAATCAAAATCAAAGTATAGGTTATCTCCATACTGCGGTACAAGCCATCTATTAAACTCATCTCTTATCTTATTAAGTTCTGGTATTATAGCATTTGTAAATAATACTTTTCTTGCTATTCTATAGTTATCATATGTTGTAGATTCAGTGTTGTTTAGTAATTGAACTGGCACACCATATAGATTACATAAATCTTTTATTGTTGCATTATATGATTCTAATAACTGTAAATCAGATGTAGATAAACCAAAGTTTGTCCACGAAAACTTTTTACCAGTTATCATAATATCATTTGCTGATTTACTTCCTTGGTAGTTTCTTCTTAGTGCATCCTTTAATTGTTGTGCTTGCGTTGGTGTTATAGTTTCATCTTCTGGTGATAGCATACCTCTTGCAGACTGATTATGTAAAAATTTAAGGTTAGTTTCTACTGCTTCATTTGCAGTTGTTAAAACTCTCATTCCTGCTTCTATTGGTGACTGTCCATATAAGTGTGATCCATCGCCTTGATAGTCTGGATTAAAATCTGCAATATGTAAAACTTCTTCTGCTGTCAGATCATATTTATTTTTATTGTAGACCATCGTATACTTAGATACTGGTTTAAATATACCATCTGATTTTATTTCAATAAGATGTGCAGGTAAATTATATAATTGTGAATATACGCCAGCGTTTTCACCGTTCTCTGGTGAGATACCATAAACATATCTATTACCAGTTAACTTACCAAATGAAATTAGCTCTTGTAAGAATACAGAAAATGATTGAGCAGGATTAGGTCTATCAAGTAGTTTACCAAGTGCAGAATGATCAACTTCTTCAAATATATGCTTACGC